CCATTGTTAGTCAGAACGCCGTCACGATTGCCTCTGGCGTCACGTTCTGGATGGGTGTGGACAAGTTCTACAAGTACGACGGTCGGGTTCAAACTCTGCGCTGCGACCTGCGCCAGTACATCTTCTCTGATCTTGACAAGGAGCAGTACTCACAGGTGTTCGCGGGGACCAACGAAGGCTTCAATGAGGTTTGGTGGTTCTACTGCTCGGCAGGCTCTATCGCGGTGGACAAGTACGTCATCTACAACTACCTTGAAGACATCTGGTACTACGGCGACATGGCCCGCTCGGCGTGGCTGGATTCTGGCTTGCGGGACTACCCAATTGCCGCCACGTACATCAACAACATCGTGAATCATGAGTCAGGGGTTGATGACAACTCTACAGCCACTCCAACTGCGATTGCTGCGACGATTACCTCTGCTCAATTTGATTTGGATGACGGGCACAAGTTTATGTTCCTGTGGCGCGTTCTACCGGACATCACCTTCCGTGGATCAGAAGCCGCGTCTCCCACAGCCCAGATGTACATGCAGCCTTTGAAGAACTCGGGCTCTGGTTATACCGACCCCCCTTCGGTTGGCGGAGAGAACAACCGACCAATCACGCGCACAGCCGTGCTGCCAATTGAAGCGTTCACTGGACAGATTTACACGCGGGTACGTGCTCGGCAGATGTCTGTAAAAGTGGAAAGCACCGACCTTGGTGTGACATGGCAGCTTGGCGCTCCTCGCCTTGACCTGCGTGCTGACGGATCGAGGTAACTATGGGAATGTTTAGTCGCGTAACCCCGCCCCGTCCAACCGCTGCGCCGCAGCAGTACACAACTGCATTCATGGACCAGATGCAGAACATCTTCAACTTGTTCTTCAAGCAGATAAACGCTGTGCAGCCAATCAACATTGCCAGTTTAAACATTGACATTGACACTCTGCCGACTCAAGCCGACTTGGCCAACCTGCGCGTGGGTGATGTATATCGGGACAGCACGGCGTCCAACGTATTGAAAGTGAAGGTCTGATATGGAAATGACAGCAGAGCAGCTACGCGCTCAAATTCAAGCTGGCCCACAAACGCAAGCGGCCTTGGATCAAGCCTTTGCCACATATTCGCCGGAACAGTTGTACGCCGCGTTTCCTGAGTTTGCGTCAACGGATGCTGCGACAGGTTTGGAGCAGTACACCCAAGCTGCCGCAGAAGCTGCGGCACGTATGCAGGCCAACTCTACGCCCAACGCAGGGCTAAACACTACCCCCAACACCACACCCGCTGCCGCGCCTGTTGCACCTACGAACGACTGGATGCCGAACCAGTGGTACAACCCCAACGTGATGCCGGAGAACTTTGACTGGCAGCGATACGTCGGAGCCAACCAAGACTTAGGCGCAGCAGGCATCGACACGCAAGAAGAGGCCCAGCGGCACTACTTCAACTACGGCCAGAAAGAAGGCCGCAACATCGGGGCTTTGGCTCCAACAAAGTTTGAAGACTTGTCTCAAGAGGACAAGAGAGCGGGGATGGAGGCTTATCGACAAGCGACGGGCAACGACGGCTTGGTCGTCTTTAACCCCGGCACGAATTCAAGCAACGATCCTGTTCTCTCTTGGATCAACCAGAACTACATCCCTCAAGGCCAGTTCAAGACAGACTACGCCGCAGCAAAGCCTGCGGATACGTTTCAGTTGCTGAACCAGATGCAGACATCAACCCGTCCGCCAGATCAGCTTGCAAGTATCCGGACGGCGTGGGAGGCAAACAAGGACAAGCCCTCCAAGATGCGTGAGCTTATGGAGCAGTACGGCGTCACGCTGGGCGACCTATCTCAAGCAACCGGCGAAACATACAGCCAGCTCAACACTTGGGTGAAGGGCGGAGACATCCTTGGGACAATCGGGTTTTCCGTCAACCGACCCGGCGCTTACGACAAATACAAAACGACCACCACACCCAAGTACGACCCGAACTCGAAGGTTGTTGCCGGTCCAAGCACCCCAGAATCTCAGCTTGCTGCTATTGAGGCATCTCGGAAGAAGGCCCCCAACACCTTCGACCCTGTTGCCTATGCCAAGGACCCCGAGGCTTACGTCAAGAAGATGCGCGAGCAAGGTGGGTTGGCCGCTTTGGTTGCCGAAAAGGCAGTCCCCTCATCTACTGGCGCTCAAGCAAGCATCCCCACTTCGTATCAGCAACCCGAAAAAATTACGGCTGCAAACTTTCAATCTGAGTACGACAAACTAAGGGCGGACTCAAACGTCAATGAAGATCAACAGAGAAAGTTTCTTACAAGCGCTTTGGAAGACCCAACTATCAAAGCGAAGCTTGGTGATAAGCTGCAACCGGCTTTGGATGAACTCAACAGACCGCCGGGTGAAAGAATGCTCGGCCAGATTGAGAAGCAGCGCGGGGTTCTTGGCGGGCAGTATTACCAAGGCGCGTACAGCGACCCCAAAACAATGGCCAAAATCCTTGAGGATAAGGGCGTTAAAAGTCTTGCTGATTTGGGGCAGAAGGAGAAGTTTAAAACAGCTACTGCGGCGGTTCAATACACCACAGCCGATGGCCAGAAGTTAACTGAATTTAATGATGGCACTCTGGGCTTTGCTGTTGAATCTGGTGAGGGCAGCGAATGGCGCATGGTGCCAAAAGATCAGGCTAAAGCTTCATACGGGAAATACGAAGATGACGGATACGGCGAAACCAAATTTACGCCCCTGTCAGAAAAAGAACAGGCAACTCTTAAAGATGGAAAGTATCAAGAAAATACTGGCAATGTTGTCATCAACAAAAGAACCGGCGAGGAGTTGACTGACACCACGCGCCAGCTTGCCTATCAATCTAGCAGTGGTGGGGTCAAGAAAAAGAAGAACTATTTGACTGTAGAGTTCACCAAAGACGGAACGCCGGTGCTGGTGGCCACCAAAGAGAAGGCTGGGCTTGGTGCTGCTTTGCAAGATGCCGCGCCAATGATTGCTATGGCGCTTCCGTTTATTCTCCCCGGCATAGGCGCTGCAATCAGCAGTGGCTTGGCAAGCGTTGGTGGTACCGCATTGGCTGCAGGCTCTGTGGCTAACGCCGCGATAACCCAAGGCATTATTAGCGGTGGTCTTGGTTCGCTTACTGGTAAAGATTTTGGCAAAAGCTTCCTTAGTGGGGCAATAACCCCCGTCATTGGTTCTGGAATTGGATCGTTGCTGCCAGCCGGTCTTGACGCAAACGCAGCCAACGCTATAAAAGGTGCAGGCACTGGCGTGATCAAGGGTGCGCTGCAAGGTGAAAATTTTGGGGATTTGCTCAAGCAGGGCGTCATTGGCGGAGCAACCAACTACGGCCTTAGCGAAGCAGCAAAGGGCTTGAACCTAACCCCTCAGCAACTGAACATGGCCACTGGGGTTGTTGCTCCCTTGCTTCAAGGACAGAAAATTGATCCTATGAAATTGATTAGCTCGGCCATCACTTCAGGTGCCCAAGCAAAGCCAAAAGAAGCGGTGCCCGGGAACGCAGGAGGCGGCTTGTTGGAAGGCCCCCTGCCTGTTAAAGTACCGGGTAACGCCTCCGGCATGGACCCCCGTATGTTTACTGGAATCGCCGCAAATCTGATGGCAAGGAGCATGTAATGGATGAACTTGATTTTGGCGACTTTGACTTCGGCGACTTTGACCTGAGCGGCTTGGAGAACATGGACCTAAGCGGTCTTGAGGGGCTTGACCTGAGTGGGTTGGGTGACCTTGACCTGAGCAGTCTGGAGGGCTTGGACCTGAGTGGCCTAGAGGGGCTCAGCGGCCTAGAGGGGCTGGCGGATGCAGATATGTCCGGCTTGAGCTTTGAGGGCCTTGACCCAAGCATGCTTGAAGGAGTTGACCCGAGCCTGCTTGAAAGCCTTGGCTTGAGCCAGCCTGAGGGTGAAGGCGAAGCCAGATCGTTAGCCAGATCGTTATTTGGTGGTGATACCCAAAATACTAGTGGTGCAGATGACGGCTACTCGCCTAGGATTCAGCAAGACCTTGATGATTTAATAGCGGCGCGTACTGGCGAAGGTGGAAGTGGTGCCGGTAATGACGGTCAAAAATTTGATGGTGCTGGACAGCCTGATAACCCGTTGTACAGCGATACCACAGAGGAGGTGCAGCCTTGGCAAAACCTTGAAGGCTCCGGGACCACCCAGCTAAGTGACGCTTATAGTTACAAAGATGGTAAGTGGAGCGTTCGCGGGTACTACGATGAAGGAACAGGGCGTTTTATACCCGACCCAAATGGCCCCCTTACCAACCCTTTAGATGAAACGTCCGGTACAAACCTAAAGTCCATGGACGGGTATACATACGATAAAAAAACGGGTACATGGACAACTCCACAGGGGGAAACATACACCCCAAAAACACCTCCATCACACACGGCAAAATCTGGTGCGCAGGTAATGGTTGATGCGGGCGCACTTCCTCCCGGTTACGCGGGTCTAACTCCCGGAAAAGGCTCAACTGCGGCCAATTCTGGTAGTGGTTCTGGCAACAAAAGCGATACGGGTAACAAAAGCGGCACTGGCGAGAAAAAAGACGACTGGATGAAGTACATCATGTTGCTCATGGCTCTCGATGCTATGCGCAACAAGGGTGGCGGCTCCAGTGGTGCTGTTATTCCAAGCCTCACAGCCAGTCGCGGTACAACTCCATACGCTGAAACCCAGAAGGCTCCGGGCTACCGTCCCGGCCAAGGCGGCGTTCAGTACTTTGGCCCGACCGTCTACCGTGCAGCCGGTGGTGGCATTGGTTCCTTGGATGCAGCGGGTGGCCGACTGCTTCGCGGCCCGGGTGATGGCGTCTCTGATGACATCGTTGCCCAGATTGGCGACAGCCAGCCAGCACGCCTTGCTGACGGTGAGTATGTGCTCGACGCCCGCACGGTTTCTGAGGTCGGTAACGGTTCCACAGACGCTGGTGCCAAGAAGATTGCCCAGATGGTGGAGCGCATCCACGACGAGCGCCGCAACGCAAAACGCGGCGAGCCCAGCAGGGCCGACAGAAAACTTTTAGCTTGAGGACAGATCATGCCAACAACTCCCGCAACACCGACAACACCCGGTACGACCAACACTCAAGGCTTGGCCGACTGGGCTGCGCCGTACATTACCAACTACCTCGGCCAAGCGCAGACTCTTGCGCAGCAACCCTATCAAGCCTACGAAGGCCCCCTGACCGCTGGCCCATCCGCCCTGCAGAACCAAGCCTTCACCGGCATCGGCTCACTGACTGTGCCTGCGGGTATCGGCCAAGCCGCCACAACGGCTGGTAACTTTGCAACGCAAGCTGGCAACACCCAGTACAACGCAGTCGGCTCCGACTTCGGCACGCAGCAGGCCCAGCAGTACATGAACCCGTACCTGCAGGCTGCACTGAACCCAGCGATGGATGAGGCTCGCAGGCAGGCGGACATCTCTCGCATGGCTGATGCTGGCCGACTGACTCAGGCCGGTGCTTTTGGTGGTAGCCGTCAAGCCATCATGGAGTCAGAGGGTCGTCGTAACCTGATGGACAAGCAGAACCAGATGCTGACCTCCGGCTACTCAACTGCGTTTGACAAAGCGCAGCAGCAGTTTAATGCTGATCAGGCACGCAAGATTAACGAGCAGCAGTTTGGTGCGGAGCTGGGGCTCAAAGGTCTGCAGACTGGCATTCAAGGCGCTCAGACACAAGGTCAACTGGCCGAAGCTCAGAACAAGGCCAGCTTGGCTAACATCCAGCAGCAGCTTGCTGGCGGCGAAATCCAGCGCGGCATCACCTCGGAAGGCGTCAAAGCTGATCTGGACGAGTTCAACCGCCAGCGCGATGACCCATACAAGAAGCTGCAGTTCCAGCGCGAGATGATCTCCGGCCTGCCCGTCGGCTCAGTGACAAGCCAGACGCAAGGCTTGTCTGGGCTTGCTGCCCTAATTCAGGGCATGGGTGGTGCTGCTGCCCTCAACACTTCTTTGTCTGACAAAGAGAGCCCTCTGTACAAGCTGCTTGGCAATCTTGGCTTTAACTTTGGTAGCTGATATGAGCATGAATCTGATCCAAACCCAAGAGCGTCTTAAGGACGTTCCATTGCAGGCCGTCATGCAGTACGTGAACGGTATGAACCCTGAGGTCCCTCCCTACATGGCGCTGTCCGAGCTGGACCGACGCAAGCGGATGCAGCAGCAGGCTCAAGCCCAAGCCCCGCAAGGGACCGTTAAGGAGCAGATTGAGCAGCAGGTCAGCGGCATTGGTGGACTGGTTCCTCCCGGCGCTCAAATGCCCGGTCAAGCCGCCCCACAGGCTGCGCCCCAAGGTGCCCCGCAAGGAATGCCGCCCGGTATGCCTCCGGCTATGGCTCAGCGTGGAATGCCCCCGGGTATGCCTCCCGGTATGCCGCCTCAAGGTGCGCCTGTACGAGCTGCTGGTGGTGGCTTGATGTCTCTGATGGGTGGCCGTTACGCCCACGGAGGCATGGTTGCGTTTGCAAGAAGTGGCGAAGTTGAAGACGAAGACGATGGTGAAGATGGCGGTGGCAGTTCCGAAGACAGCTCGGCTGGCCCAGTATCTATGACGCCTTCCGCCGACTTGGTCGAGTACAAGCGCATGATGGCCGACAAGCTGAAGGAGAAGGTGACCAAAACGCTTTCGCCTTTGGAGCAGCGCAAGAAGATGATGCAGGAAGACCCTGAAGCGTACGGTGTGCTCGCCAAAAAACCCGGGGAAGAGTACCTCTCTGGCATTCAGGCCATGCTCCAGAAACGTGAGGCTGAGGCTGAAAAGCAGCGCGGCGAGAACTCCCGCCTCAAGGAGCTGGGCACATACGCAGCCATGTCTAAAGCAGCGGAGGCGACTCGCGGTATGCGCGGCGGCAAGGGCTCTCAGATCGCAGCCATGCTCGGTAGCTTTGGCCAGCAGCTCGGCGGTGTTGAGAAGGAATCCGTCGGACGCGAACAGGCGTTGCGTGAGGACTTGCTCAAGCGCCAAGAGCTGCAGAACGCCGCCAAGTTTGAGGTTGAGAAGCTGCAGATGGCGCGAGCCGAAGGCGATGTCAAAGGTGAGCAGCAGCACGCCGCAAACTTGGCCAAGCTCGAAAACGCCCTGCGCGTGTCGCAGAACAGCTTGCTCAAGGGTGCCTTTACCGGTGCTTACGGAGCTGCTGGCAAAGCGTACGCCGCCGACATTGCTGCCAAAGCCAAGATCAAAGCTGCCAGTATGCGTGGGGCGCAGGAGAAGAAGCCGACCGACTTGGGCTCCATGATCCAAATTGAGTTTGACGCACTGGTGGCCAACGGGGCCGACGCAAGCGATCCGAACACAAAACGGATCGCTGCACAAAATGCTGCACGGGCGTTGAGCAAGTCGGCGGGTACTACTCGTGCAGACACAGATGCAATCGACAGGGCCAATACCGCGTTTGAGAATAAAGTTTTGATGGACCGCAACCTGCGCAAACTGCGTACAACTGACCCTGTTGCATACGACCTACGGCTAAAGGAAATTCGTAGCGAAGTTGAGGCCCAGTACAAAGTACGCCCGGACGCGGCTGCTCCTATTGGTAACGACGCCGCCCCAGCAAAACCTGCTGCAACAAAGCCTGCTGCGGGTATAACCCCTGAACAATTCAATGCGCAATGGGCTAAACTAGGCCCGGGCCAGACACTGGTTGGGCCAGACGGCAAGACGTACACCAAAAAATAAAGGTTAGTTATGGCGTGGACTCCCCCCAGCGATGCTGTAGAGGCGCAAGCGTCCTCTGATACTACCGCCAGCATGGGGTGGACTCCGCCTTCTGATGCCATAGTAGCCCAACCTGCGGCCCCTACAGGCTGGACTCCACCCACCGACGCAGTAGTAGCAACTGCACCCAAACCCGTTGATACCCTCGACGCCAAACTTGCTGCGCAAGAGGCTAAACGCGCCCAGTTCGCCCCGGGCGAAGAGCTCAAAAAGGGTGTCATGAAAGCGGCCACCTCGGACTTGCCGTCCTTGTGGGAGCAGGCGGGGATCATGAAAGACGTTGGTGCTGCACTGACGGTCAAGCAGCGCATGGACCTATTCGACAAGATCGACAAGGGCGAGATCACCAGCAACGATCAACTGCGCGGGTTAGATATGACTACGGGGCAGGGGCGCATGTACCTTGCCGCGCCTCCAGAAACACGCGATAAGCTCAAGGGTCGCCTGACTAACGAGCTGGCCAACCGCAAAGAGTTTGTGAAGGCGTCCATCGACACAATCAATGCGTACAAACAGCAGGCCAAGAAATACGCTCCTCGGGTTGAGAAAGCCTCGGACATTGGCTCTGTTACCGATTTCACAAACTTCGTAGCCAGTAACGTCGGCTCTGGTGCAGTTCAGCTTGTTCCACTAATGCTTGCTGCTGCTACAACAGGTGGAGTAGGTCTGGGCGCGATTGGTGTGGGTATGGGCACTTCTGAGGCTGTGGGCAACCGCTTGCAGTTTCTAGAGAAAGAATTGGCGCAACTTCCCCAAAATCAACGCGCCGACGCTGTCATCAACTACCTCGAAAAGACTGGCGGTACATCGCTGGCCGTTGGTGTTGTATCCGGTGCGCTCGACACGGTTCTTGGGCCTGCGGCAACTTTGGTCAAGCAGTTGGCAAGCAAAACACTCAAAGATCAGACACGCAAAGAAGCTGTCAAGGCTGCGGCAAAAGAAGTGCCCAAAGTCGTCGCAGGTGAAGCTGTCACTGGCGGTGCCCAAGAAGCTACTCAGATTGCGGGTAAGGTCAATGTCGGCGAACGCAAGGAGTTTGCAACCAAAGAGACTCTGGTTGACGTGCTCAACGCCGCCGCTGCCGAGGCTGCGGGCTCACTTGCTGGTGCCGGTGTAAACGTAGGTACTGCCGCCCTTCGCGCCAAGGGTGCACAGCCAGAAGAAACCAAGGAGCGCATTGACCCCACTATGGGGGACATAGACCTCAAGCCAAAAGCACCCACTACTGAAGCTCGCACTGCTGATCTGGTTAAGAAGTACCGTGGCATGGGTATGATGAAGGACGACGCCGAGATGCTGGCGCGTCGGACCGTTGCTGAGCAAGATGCAGAGGCTGCAAAAGCAGCCGAGACGGTCGTGGAAGAAACACCCGCCGAGACGACGCTTACGCCTACCGAAGAAACTCCAACTGCTGAAGTTGTAACTGAAGAAGTTGAAGCTGCGCCGACGCTGGAGTCACTCACTGCCGACCTCATGGATCAAGGGTTGGCAGAAGATGAAGCGCGTGTGTTGGCGCAGATGCGCCTCGACAAAGAGAAGCCAATCGTCACGCAACCGACGCAAGCCCCGTCGGCAATCGTCAGCCGCGAAGCACCTCCGACGCTAGAATCGCTGACCACAGAATTCATTGACCAAGGACTGACCGAGGACGAAGCTCGCGTTCAAGCCCAACTGTTTTTGGATCGGAGCAAGAGTGCGCCAACTCAAGGGAGACAAGATGTTGCAAGACCTGACACAGAGCCAAGTGGAGTCAGCACTACAGTACCTGCACCTGCAACCGACAAACTTCCCACCGCCCGAAGCACTGAACCACCTCAACCAGATGGAATGGTTTCTACTCGACAGGATGCTGGCGTGCCTGCTGCAAGAGAAGGAAAGCAGCCAATTACAGTAACCTCAGAAGATCAAGCGCGTGCGCTTACGGATGAGCAGCTAGATACATTATTGGCCGAACACACGTTTGCGCGTGACGATGATAACGAGTACAAACTTTTAAAGGCTGAACAAACTCGGCGTAAGCAACCAAAGTCAAGTGCACTGACTGAAGACAAAACCGCAGACGTATCTAGCACACTCGATTACTTTGAGAAAAGGGATGCACTGATTAAGCAACTTGATGAGGCGAGTGAAGAAAGCTCGGCTTTGCTGGACAAAATGATTGACTTGGATAGTGTTCGCGCAGCAAGTGTTTTAGGTGCTGATGGCAAGCCGTTGGTTCTTGATGAGAACGGTAGATATGACTCAGACAAAAAATACGAAGCCAGAAAAACTCTAGAAGCTGAGCGCGATAAAGCCTCAGCTAAATTTGATGCTCTCATTAAACAGATTGACGAGTTGGATGCGGCTAGAGCTGCCGCAAGAGCTGCCAAAACCAAAACCGAAGGAACCACGACCGATGGCACTGAGACCACTGAAACCGTCCAAACAGAAACGCAAGAACAAAAAGCACCAGCAGCAGGAGGAGTAGCTCCGGCTAAGCCAAAACGCGGTCGGCCTGTCACCCTGACGCCGGAAGAAAAAGCGGCTACGGAAGCGGATAAGAAGGAAGACCGAGCTGCTCGCGGTCGGCATAAGCGTGCCGTTGACAAGGCTGAGGCTTCCCTTCAGAAAGCTATTACTCCTCTGGACGAAGGCGAGTTCGCCGACGACACCGAGTTAAAAGAAGCCCAAGACGACCAGCGCTCCGAGCGCCGCAACGCCGTCAAAGAACTTCTGCGCGTATCTGAAGAGTCTGGCCTCAAGCCCGAGGGCAAGCGTGCACGTCAAATCCTGCGCGATGCAAAGATTCCTCAGACCGAGATCGACGACATCAAGCGTGGGCTAGAGCGTGCCAAGAAAGCACTTGCCGACAAGACCAACTTGTTAGGCCCAGCCTCGTCCACCGACCGCAAGGGTGCAGCAGTTACCAAAGCAGACCCGGCCTTTGCTGCGTTCAAAACTGGTGCACAGGCCATTGGCCACATCATTAAGACTGGCACCCGGTTTCAAAAAGCCATTGCAAAGCGCCTGCGTAACTTTGTGCGCGACGTTGAGTTTGTCGTGCTTGAGCAAGACTCAGAAGTTCCAGCTCAGCTCCAGCAAGCTAAGTACGCAGACCAATGGGAACGGTCACGCGCCCTGTTTATAGAGAACTTCAAGACCGGCAAGCGTGTGGTCTATGTGCGTGGCGCGTCGTTCGGCAACTCCCAAGGAGCCAACAACATCACCGTGCTGCACGAGTTGCTGCATGCTGCCACGGTCAAGAAAATTGCGCTGGCGCAGGAGTACATCAACAAGGGCATCAACCTCAACATACCTCTGGTACGTGCGTATCAGGACCTGCTTGCCACCATGCGGGCAGCGCAGAATCGTCTGGTTGAGATGAGCGACAACGGTGAGATGACCGACGCGCTTGCCGATCTGTACGAAAGCACAGACGGAGACATCGTTGCAGACCCCCGTGAGTTCTTGGCCTACGGCATGTCGGAAGAGCAGTTCCAAGAGTTCCTGATGACTGCTGAGGGTGTGCAGGAAGACACATCGTTCTTCACCCGTTTTGTGGACTCCATCCGCCGCATGTTTGGCATGGACGAGTCGGACGTAAACGCTCTGTCTGACCTCATCATCGCCACTGACTCCTTGCTCACTTCCCGCATCCCTCGCGGTGATTCTCTGCCCGGCACAGGTCTTGTGTCGCAGCTCAAGAAGAAGTCGGCCAAGGTTTCTGCCGCCGAGCGCAAGCTCCTGCGCAGCAAAGACGCACAGGAAGTTGCCGAAGACATTGGCATCCTTACGACCCTGCGCGACCCTCAGTTGCTTGTGGATACGCTCGGCGCTCTATGGGAGACTGCCAACGTCAACAAGCTCAGGGCCTTGCTGCCTGCGATCCAGACCAATAACTTGGTGGAGTGGGCACAGAACTTGGGCATCCCTGAGCTGGGCCGCACTTGGCGCATGAACCAAGACATGAGCGCAATGCGCAACAAGATGCTGTCTGCGTCTGCTGCCGTAGTGGACGAATGGCTAAAGATTCAACCCGGCATAATCGGCAAGCTGCGCGGCAAGAAGAACGAACTGACTGCTCTGGCCGATGTCATGCACTACTCGACCGACCAAAGGATCGACCCGACCAAGAGCACCAAGGACCCTGTGCTCAACAAGATGTGGAACGCCCTGAGCCCTCAAGCGCAGAAGGTCTACACAGAAGTCCGTGACTTCTATCAGGCGCAGTACGACCTGTACCGTGGGTTACTTGACGAGCGGATTGCCAATTCCAGCATCCCCGGCGATATAAACGACCCAGATACTCCCAAGGGTCAGTTAATGGCGGAGATCAAGAAGGCGTACGAGAACGGCAAGGGCATGGCCCCGTACTTCCCTCTGATGCGCTACGGTAACTTCTGGGTGCGCGTTGGCAATGGTAAAGCCAAAGAGTTCTACATGTTCGAGAGCCAAGTGTCTCGGGAGCTGTTCATCAAGAAGCGCGTGCGCCAATTGCAAGACGCTGGAGATAGCCGCACTGAAGCGCAGATGCGTGAAGACCAAGACCTCGACAGCGGTAACGAGCTGTCCGGCCTGCGCAAGTCCAGCATCGAGAACAGCACCATGCTCAAGAACATCTTTGAGCTGCTCGACGTGCCCGGAGCCAACCAAGACATTGATGCGCTCAAGGACCAGATATACCAGTTGTATCTGACCACGATGCCGGAGAACAACTTCCGCAGACAGTTCATCCACCGCAAGGGCACTGCTGGTTTCTCTGGTGACGCACTGCGCAACTTCATCACGTCGTCCGTGAACATGGCAAACCAGTTGTCGCGGATCAAGTACGGCTATCAGATGCTCAACTCCATCGACACTGCACAAGCGTCGCTAGATGGAAACCCAGATAAGCCACGGCTGGAGATGCTGGTCAAAGAGATGGGCAAGCGCGTTGAGATGGACGTGTATCCGCAAGTGGACAGCCCGTTCCTGAACACTGCAGCCAACTTCTTGAACAAGTCGGCGTTCCTGTACTTCATGACCTCGGTGAAAACTGCCCTTGTGCAGCTCTCGTCGTTGCCTATCTTTGTTGTGCCGGTGCTCATGTCACGACATAACCCGTTGCAGGTGGCCAAGGAGATGGGCCGTTTCATGCTGGTCTACAACCAGTTCGGTGTGGTCAAAGACGGCAAGCTGGTGATGCCGACCATCGAGGCATCCAAAGAGATCAACATGAATGCGGACGAGCGTGCGGCCATTGAGGCTATGCACGACCGGGGGATTGCGGAAGTCACGCTGGCGTACGACTTGATGGACCGTCAAGATAAGCCGACTACCAAGTACTCTAGTGCGTTCAACACTGGAACCAACTTGCTGGGTGCACTGTTCCATCACACCGAACGCCTCAACCGCGAAATCACATTTATGTCTTCGTTCCGCCTGAGCCGCAACGAGGGAATGAGTGTTGAGGACGCCATCGAGCAAGCAGTGAGCGATACGCACACAGCCCTCGGCAACTTTACTGCCCAGAACCGCCCACGGATCATGCGAGCCCCAGCCGGGCGCGTGCTGTTGCAGTTCAAGATGTTCCCGATGTTCTTGTCTACTTACCTGTTGCGTAACGGGTATCGTGCTACTGCGGGTATGGACGCAGCCGCAAAGAAAGAAGCGCGGATTCAGCTCATCGGCACAGTCACCATGTCAGCGTATCTTGCTGGTTACGTTGGTGTTCCCGGTGCGAGCATGGTGCTTGGTGCTATCCAAGCGTTTATCAATTCGATGCGAGACGAGGACGAGGAAGACGATCCGCTGGAGAAGCGCGACGTGGAGTTTTACATTCGGTCTGTGTACATACCCAACTTGTTTGGCGACTTGAAGATTGGCGACAGAAAGCTGGGTGAACTTTTAGACGCAGGTGCTCTTGACTCCCTTAGTGGGTACGCTATATCCAACAGCATGTCTATGAACAACATGTGGATTCCCGAACTCAAAGAGCAGAAGACTGCGCAAGCCACGATGATGGACTACGCCATGTCTTTGTTGGGGCCAAGCGCAAGTCTGTACCTCAAGCAGTTTCCCGCCGCCTACGACGACTTCGCCGCTGGCAAAACGCTGCAAGGGTTTGAAAAGATGTTACCCGCCGCGCTGAGAAACCCCGTAGTTGCGTACCGCTATTCGCAAGAGGGTGCACGCACTGCAACCGGTGATGTGTTGAAACATGCTGACGAGTTCACCAAGGGCCAGATTTTTGCCCAAGCTCTTGGCTTTCGCACCGAGGGTCTGGCTGCTGTGCAAGAAGCAAACTTTAAAGCCGAAGCAATACGCCAGAAGGTCATCCAAGACAAGGGCGCAGTACGTGCCCGCCTTGACCGAGAGCTTGAGCTGGGCTCCGACGAGGGCGTGGACAAGGCAATGGAGAAGCTGCTGAAGTTCAATGCTCGCAATCCACAGTCGGCGATCAAAGCAGACGAGCTGTCCAAGCAACTGCTCAACCGTGCCAAGCAACGTGCGATGTCCGATCGCGGGTTCAAGGTGGATAAGGATATGTACCCCTACCTCGCCGAGCTGCTCGACTTGTCCCGTGAGAAGATTGAGCGGGAAGCTGCGAAGCCTGAGAAGTAAAAAAGCCCCCGGCGTAAACCGGGGGCTAAAGAGGAGCGTCGGCAACTGCGGTAACCAACAAAATAAGTGTAGCTCAAACGCGCCACACTCGCAATCCTTTTACGCCGTCTTCGACTACCACCTTTGTGACTACCTCTATGCGTAAGCGTTTGACTACGCGAGCAACTGTTGCACGAGCTGCTACGACGTCTATGCAAGGGACAAAAAACGACCGCCCCTTGCGGAACTTCTGCCAGTTAAGCTGGTACGTCACTGTCTCGATTTTCATCGCTTGTTGCAAGTTGGTCGATGTGGATAAAGTCAAAGCTCTCGGCGTTGAAGCGCAGCACGCGCACAGCGGGGGATAACACTTTCATGCCCTTGGCCATTCGCTTGTTTGTTGTTTCCTTGAAGGCTCCCGTAGTCGTGAGCTCTCTGATGGTGTCCTTGTAATTTATTTGGTACTTGACGCAGTAGTCCTTGAAACTCTTGGCAGCGATGAAGAGTTCCTTTGTGTCTGGCTCATAGCGTACCAGCAGTTCTCCCTTCGGCTCCATGAGCGGGAGCGATGACAGGTTTGTCCGAGCGTCGGTCAGTCCGTTGACCACAAGCGTGTTGGCCATGTGCGCGTTGATGTATTCACCAAGTATGGACGCAGTTGAGTGGAACTCTGCAGGCTTCACATCGCCGCGCATCTCGTTGAGCATCTTAATTGTCCACTCGTAGATCGCACGCATGTCGTAGTCGTGGAGCCCAAGGTTCTTGGCAATCAAGCCACCTGCGATGTTGCAAGCCGCTGTGGCCGACCAAAAGCGTTCTTTGGCTGTGACCTGCAGTTCTTTGTCTATGCGTGCTTGAACTTTCCTAACCAAGTCAGTTGCCGACTCCAAGTTGTTGACGAGCCACTGCAAATAGACTTCCCCGGCGTGGCCAAAGTTCTGCATCAACTGGTGGTCAAACATGTGCTTGCCCTCGGCTACCGAGATAACCGTGGTGGGGGCAATCTTGTACTCAAGCAGTCGCATGTTCTCGCCGTCTGGGGAGTTCTTGGCCGCACCCAGTTTTTCGTAGAACGATGCGTTCGACGAGGTAAGCGTGATGCCCTGCCACTTGGTGTTGTTGATCCGCATCTCGTTGCTCTGCGACTTCATGCGGTCCTTGCCTCGGCCTTGGCTGATACCGTAGATCAGGTCAGAGAACTCCATTGCCGGGATGTTCGTGATCTCGTCGATTGTGTTGGCCAAGTTGTTCATGACACCAAGGCGGAACATCTTGGAGTTGGCTGTGTCTTTCCAGATAGACGCAAGCTCAGAGGGGTGCCCCATAATGCTGTTGCACACGTACAGTGTGGTTGACTTGCCCGTACCGGAGTCTTTGTGGATCAGGTTGATGATCGCGCCCTTCATCCCGGTGAACTTCAGCAACGGGGAGCCAAAGCCTGTGAGCGCCGCAAACGCATTGGGCTCCAGCCCCGGCCTGTTGTACATGTTGAACACTTCTTTCCAAGCGTCCATGTTGCCTTCAGTGCGGATGTTGGCTGAGATTTCTCTGGTTGTTGCAGACGGAGGGCTGTAGAACACGCCGTCCTTGGTAATCTCCCTATCCCCCAGAATGAACTTGCTGTCGTCGTCGATCCACCCAAACTGTGTCCTCATAATCTCAGCTTTCTTTTTGAATTGCAGGTTCTTGATAAACGTAGTCAGGTAGTTCGACAGGGAAGTCATTTGCTTCGTAGTCGGCACCACACCGTAATGCGCCAGAACTTCACGTAATTTTTCTTTGACCACAATGGCCGTTGCGGGGACAGCAAATTCTCTGACCCCGTCTTGTGGCAGGTGCAGCCGCATAAGTGCGACCTCGCCCATCTCTGAATGCTTCATGCGCTTGACCACATACAGGTCGTGCTCGTACACAAGTGTCGGCTCTTCTTCGTCGTCTTCTGCCTTCTTGTACACGCCGCCGTTCTTACCTCGGAAATAGGGGAACGGATACTCTGGAATCCGTACCGTCTCAACGACGCCGTCTTCGTCCTCTACCTCGACTTCGCCGTCATCGTCGGCTTCAGCTATCTCGATACCCAGAACAATCGGAGACTTGATCTTGCCGTCATGCGGACACCCGGTGCACCCGTTGGGGTTGAGCTTCTTGAACGTGGCGCAGTGGTGCGGCCCACCGCTCTTTTGCAGGTTAGCTAGCTTGCGGTCTACCTCGGCAGCGTTGTAGCCTGCGTATTGGTCTGACAGTTTGTGTGCAGCCCACGGGCCGTCAATGCAGTGTGCAGCAATCGACAGCGCAGAAAACCACAGAGGCTCTTCCACATCGTTTTGATTCTCGTAGCAGTGCAGCAGTTGGTTGCACCCATCGCCTTGGGCCGAGCGGATCATGATGGTCTGAAACTTCTTGACCTTGTTGCCCATCAAGGCTTCCATCATGGGGCTAACCGAGCGCGGCAGGAAGTCAGGGACCGTGTCCTTTGGCTCCGGTGCACCAAGCAGCTCTCTCAGCTCTTCGTAAGTAAACCGGGGGGTGTCTGTGTTCCACACCGCAACAGCCTTGGGGTTTGCCTTGTCCTTGAAGTTGAACGAGTTCAGTGGGCGCAGCACCCGAGACGCCTCAAACACGGAGGAGTCAACGATCAAGTTGTTTTCTTCGCACAGCTCACGTAGGCGTTGCGATAGTGGCTCCCACTCGTTGCGGGAGATAGTCGTATCAAGCAACCAGTAAGCGTGTATGCCGTTACCGGAGTTGATCAGGATTGGTTTAGGTAAGCCGACTGCCTTGCAAAAACGGGAGAACTCTGTGAGTCCGATCTGTTGGTCGAGGTAGCCCTTGATGATGCCCTTCTCGTCGGGCACGCCCTTTGTTGGGCCGCAGTCGATGTCCATCCACAGTGCTTTGAAGAACTTGGCGTTCTCATGCGTGCGGTTGTTCTCGGGGCCAAACTTGGCGCACCCGAAATAGGCGTCGATGTTGTTCTGGACAAACTCTTGGATCAGCTCCTCAGCTTCTTCTCTCGTGTCTGCAAACCGCTGGTCTGCATACCGACTAATCCCCATCACGCAGTACCTGCCTTCTGGCGGTAGCACTGCGTCTAGCAGGTCAAAGTTGTGCATGGGTCAATCTAGCCAGTTGTGGGTTTTATTTTTTAGTGCGGCTATGTGCTCGCGGATGTACCCATGCCGAGAAGGTAGGGGAGCACCGTCCCCCTTGAACCAGTTGTAAATCGTCATGCGGCTCACGCCGAACGCAGCCGCCACGCGATCTACACTTACGTCGGCACGGATACACTCACGGCCCAAGGCCACACCCAGAGACCTAGCACTTGCTTTTCTGTTCGCTTGCACCAAGCTCTGGCTGTAACCGTGGCTCATGATTACTCCTCTTTAGTCCATGCGTCGAGCACAGAGTTCAAGTCCTTCTTGCCTTCGGGTGCAGGTGCTGCAACCTTCTTGCTAGGTCGAACTGTAGGCTCGGGTTCTGCGGTCTCCACGGCGGCTTGAGGTGCAGGAGCGGCGGCTTTGGGGGCTTCCAACTTCTGCTGACGGCCAGACGCATCCGCTTGGTATGGAGTCATCACAACCATCTTGTGCACTTCAGGCTTCTGCACGACTGCGCTCGTGACTGCGTACTCGTTCTTGTTGATGAACCGCGACGGAGTGAACAACACTGACTGGTTGTCGTTGTCTTCGTTGAAGCTGATCTGGGTAACTACGTAGTCCAAGCTCTTGCCGTTGTTGGCCAAGTACTTCGCGTAGTTCTCAAACGTGTGCGCGTTGTCGCTACCGCCTTCGCCAAACAAAGACTTGGAGGCCAAGTTCATTTGGTACACCTCACCCTCAAGCGATGTGCCGAAATCTTCTTCAAGCACCAAGGCCAGTCGGCGAGAGTAGCGGCACGACTTGGAGTTGCCCATACCCGAACCTTTGATGTTCTGTGGGCAGGCATCGCAGCGAGCTGCTTGTGGGTTTTGCGCACCAGCATCTGGTGCCGCGCCGTCATTGCTGAAGCAATCAGGTGCAGTCGGCTCGGCATCTGGAGTCCATTGCTTGGCGTAGAAGATACGCCCGACTTTGGGGGATGCGCTGACCACGATGGCATTGAGGTTGCCCTTGATCTTGCCCATCTCTTCTTTGCCGACAACTTTGCGGAAGATGCCGTTTTTGGGCACGATGCGCTTGACGCCGGAGTTACCAGCCAATTGCTTGGTGAGGTCGCTGACACCTGCGGTTTGCAGAAAGTCGGGGAGGTTTTGGTCGATCACTGTAATGTTGCTCATTTCACTTTTCCTTAGAACGTCTAACAGTCACGGTGTATTCGCTTTCCACGTTCAAGCCCATGGGAAGCAGGTCGGGATTCTCAGAGAGGAAGTCCTTCATGTTGGTTTGATGAAGTCTCTTCTCCAACAGGCCAAATGCACCTTGCTCTTTGATGAACTGGTACATCGAATCCCAATCATTCGTCCAATACCGCGATTTGACGGAACGAATGATGGTGCCATGTGGGGTGCGGATGCTGTCGGCGTCAAACTGTTTGCACACCTCAAGCATCCCGTTGCCGAGCAGGCTTTGCTGCTCTTCAAGGTCTTTGTCTTCGAGCTCAAACGTACGCTTGTTCTCGGCACGTTTGTCTCTGATTTTGATGTAGACCTCGGTTAGCTCGGCGAGTGTCTTTGTGTCGGGGGTGGGTTCCCCCTGAACGGTGTCGTCCATGTCAGCTCCTTGCAGTTGAGAAGTTATTATATGGGTTCTGTTGACACTGTCAATAGGCCATCAGAAATTTCTTCACGATAAAGATCAATTATTTTTGTGTGGTTGCTAATGTTGTTCTGCAACATGCTGTACAGCCGTTGCTCAACTGCACTGCCCTTGATGTGCACCACTGTCATATTGTTCTTCTGACCGGGGCGGTCAATCCGTGCGTTGGCTTGCAGGTAAGTCTCAACACTGGAGACGGGAGCGTACCAAATAACAGTGTTAGCTGCAGTCAGTGTTAACCCGTGGGAGGCCGCTTGCGGTTGGATGATGAGCACCTTTGGATCAGTCTGGTTCTGAAAACGATGCACTGCGTCACTGCGCTTGTTCAAACTCACGTCTCCGTTGATGACATCGCAGGTTATGCCGTTCTTTTCGAGGTGCGCCCTCAGCAGGTTTATGGTGTGCGTGAACGGCACAAAGACGAGTACCTTGTGTGACGACTCCTCGATCACTTCCTGCACCACGTTGAGGCGGTTTGACACATCAAAGTCCACTACCTCGCCAGTGTTGGTGTAGATGGAGCCGCAGGAAATTTGGAGCAGCTTGTTGATTGCCACTGCTGCGTTAACCGCAGAGATTTCTTCGCCTGCAGCTTCGATCATGAGCTGCGACTTGAGCTTGCTGTAAAACTTCAATTGCTGTGGCGTCAGTGGGGCATCACGCTCTACGAACGTAACTGGTGGCAGGTCAAGGCACTGATCCTTCTCAAATCGAATTGCTGGCTGAAGTGCCTTGTGCACTACGTGAATAGCCGTTGGTTTTGGCACCCACTTGTACATCGTCATCTTGTTCATAACGGAGTCGCGAAACTGCCCGAAGAACGGGGGCACGCCTGTGGGGTTCACCAGTTTCGCCAAGCCATACGCATCCGCAGGGGACTGGGCAGCAGGTGTACCTGTCAGCATCCACAACCCTTTGACCTTGCGGTTGATGTCGCGCAATACTTTCCAACGATCTGTCTGCGCGTTTTTGTACGCAGACGCTTCATCTACAACGATCAGATCGAAGCCTCCGTTGATGACCTCGTCTTTGACAATACCAAGCCCGTCGAAGTTGATGACGACATACTCGGCATTGCCGTTGACGATTTCTTTGCGCTTGAGTCGAGACCCATAGGCTATGGCTACGGTGCGATGTAGAGCAAACTTAAACAAGTCGTTCTGCCACGCTGGCTTCATGATCGACAGGGGGCACACAACCAAGACACGCTTGATCGCACCCACGTTCATGAGGTAGTCGGTCGCCCAAATCACTGATGCTGTTTTGCCAGTGCCCTGCTCGTTGAAGCAGAACGCTTTGCGGTTACTAACAAGGAACTCGGCAGTTAACTTCTGATGGTCGAACGGTTGAAACCCGTGAGGGCGGGGCCATTCATATTCTGATAGGTTCATTTTGCTTTACGTTCTTTCGTACTGGTTTGGGAGACGAGGTCGTGGCCAGAGTTGCGCTTGAACGAACGGTTGGCTGACGCAGGTACAGCACGCAGGTTTGACTTGGTCGTCTCGCCACCGTTGGACAGGGCCTTCTTGTGGTCCACGTCCTTGCCGTCACCTTTGCTGACTTTGCCAGCGTCCTCCATGAGTCGCCGCGCCTTGTTGCGCTGTGCTCGCTTCTTCTTGACAGCTTCAGTGCCATCGTACTGCTCGTACTCTTTGGCATAGGGTCGGGGTTTGTTTACGTAGGGCATGTTGGCTCCTTTTCGCGGTTAATGATTCGTTTGAGGCATCGCTCCACAGCACTATGAATATCTTTTTTCACCGATGGGCGACTACATTGTTCAAGATCACGCAACTCAATCACAATGTTTCTACCGCTTTTAGTTGGCATAACCGCGAAAGAGTTAAGTTTTTTCCCTACGTGTTCCATCAGTCGCTCCTGTTGTGTTCACATTGTTTGACTGGGCAGAATCTGCACAGTGGCCCCGTTATGGGGTTCCACACTCCATTTTCCATTGCCGTTTCGATCCGAGCAAGGTCTGGGCGCAACTTGTCTACGTAGGCTTCTTTTAGCTCTACAACGTGTTCTGCGCGTACGAATTCTTTGCTAACTACAAACAGCAAAGCTGACTTGACCCGTGTAATCTTTGGGAACCGGGCGAATATGGCAGCGGCTACCAAGTCCAACTGCTGCTTGTCAGCGTAGCGAGCCGACTTGCTGGTTTTGTAGTCCACAGAATACGCAAGGCCCTTGGCCTCGTCGATCACGAGGAAGTCCGCAATGCCCCGCCACCACACATCGTCGGCATCGAACGCGCAGGGCTTGAGGTCTTTGGTCAGGCCAAGCTCCAGCTCTACATGCTTCTCGCCGGGTATGGCGGCAAGCGTATCCAGAAACGGCTGCATGTAGGAAAACTTCTCGGGTATCGGCGTGCCGTCCTTGACGAAATCCTCGGCGGCTTTGTGCACCGACTGGCCGTACATCGTAGCCACAGTGGGCGAGTCCTTGATGTCTTTGGCTATCTTCAAGTGATAGTATTTCTTCGGACACTGTTGGAATGTCTTCAGGCTGCTGTACGACCATTTAATGCTCATTAACAATCTCCGTAACTTTTACCGAAACCAGACTCGCAGTTTAGCGGGAGTTCGGGTCCCCACTTCGGCCTGACCTTCATGCAAACCTCGACGTACTCTTGTGCGCGTTCAACTTCCGCTTCGGGCGCAATGCAGGCAATCGCGTCATGCACCGTCATGACCACTTTGTATTTCTTGGCAACCATAAGCATCTGCTCACCGATGATGATTCGCGCAAGGGCTTGGCACACGTTCTCCACCACCTTGCCGCCATAGATGCGGTTGGGGATAACAGCCTTGCCCTTCTTGGTGTCGTAGACAACTTCGGCTCTGCCTTGGTCGTTCTCCCACAAGCGGATGTTGGGGTACTTCAAGTGCAGGCCGTTGGGCAGTTGAACCCCTTTGCTGCCGTCAACCTTGAGCAGACCGCCTCGGCCAAATGAGGCTACGCTGTTCTCCATTACCGCACGCAGAACATTGTTAGCCTCACGCCACAGCTCCGTTATCTTTGGATACGTAAGGCGATACGTGTCGATGATGCGTTTCGCTTCGTCCAGTTCGATGGACACACCGAAATTTTTAAGTTGGGCTTGGAACTTCGCAGCGCCCATGCCATAACCCGCGCCCAAGATTGTTGTCTTGCCGACAAAGCGCTCGTCTTTTGTGATCTTTTCGATTGCCTTGCCGTAGATAGCAGAAGCCATGATTTTGTAGACATCTTCACCCTTATCAAACGCATCGACAAGATCGTCTTGCCCCGCAAGCCATGCCAACGTACGGGCTTCAATCTGCGATGAGTCTGAGTCAATCATCATGTAGCCGTTGGGGGCGAGAATGGCTCGCTTCAGCGGTGAGCTCCTTGGCAGATTTTGTAGATTGAGTTTATCGTCGCCGCCCCAACGCCCTGTGTGCGCAGCGTAATAGCGCAGTGGTACGGGCAGCTTGCCCCTTTCCGCAATGGAGATGAAACGCTCGGTGCGGGTCTCCTCCAGCGTAGACTTTACGCCCAGCCTAGCAGCCACAATTGCCTGCACTTGTGGGTCTTCGTGCTCAAGCAACGCTTTGAACTCTTCGTCGCTCTTGGCAAAAGCGAATGTCTCTCTGCCCGTGGCCGCGCTGATCTTGGTCGGTGGTGGTACGCCTAACAATGTTAGCAAGTCGGCCAACTTTGGGTTGCTCATCAACGTGTCTTTGTCGTGGTCACCAAGCAACGCTTGCTTCTTATCGCGCACAGAGATGATGTGGTCGGCAAGGACTTTGGTGTCCAGCTCCAACGTGGGTTGTGTGTACATGCGCAGTGTCAGGTCAATCAGGCGCAGCTCCGCACCGGGGAAGCCCTGTGCCATGTGCTGAAACAATCTGTACGTCATGGCAACATCGTTCTTGCAGTACTCGCCGTACGTGGCTAGGTGCTCCGGTGTGAAGTCTGCCCGGTGGAATCCCTTGGCATCGTTGACCTCTGTGCCCTTGACACCCACGTTGTAGTGCTCCGCAAGTGCCTTCAAGCTACCGCCCACCTCAGTGCCGTGCAGTGCACGCCCCATGCTCAGTGTGTCGAGCAAGCCCTTGGGGTGTATGTCAAACAGCCAGCCCATGATGGCCCCGTCGAACGCAGTGTTGTGCGCCAGCATCAACGAGTTCTCCCAGTCGTACTGCTTGAGGAACTTCTCGGTCTGCAACATGGAGCCGCTAAACCAGACTGGCTCACCGTCATCCTCCTGCACTGATACACCGATCACTTCAAACTCGGAGCCGCGCACGTACTCCTCAGTGGTCATGCGCGACAGGCTGTACTCGGTGGAGTAGTAGGTCTCGAAATCGAGGGTGATTATTTTCATGTGGGGTCTTTCAGTAATTTCATCATGCCCGTAGCTGTTTCTTTGTCTATGCCTTTGGCTAGGGTAGTGCTCACGCGCTCACCATTACGGCTGTAGTCCCAGCGGTAGACGGCGTACTTGCCTTTTTTGGAGCGCATGCTGTACTCGGTGCGGGGCTTTGTGTACTGCATACCAAACAAATTATTGAGTCCGGGCAGTAGCTCCTTGAGGAGTTGGGCGCGGCTTATTGGCATCCCATGCACTCCTTAATCACTGCTTCGAGGTGGTTGAAATTGGTCTCGTTGATAAGGCAGGTATAGCCACCCGCCTTGTTGATATCGCTGAGGTTCTTGAGTTGTAGGGCTGTTGCCATGCCCTTGCCTGCCTTGGCTTCAATAGCCACAAACTTGCCGTTCACGCAGCACAGGAAGTCAGGCACGCCGCTGTTGCCATAGCCAGTGCCGATGGGCATGGCGTAGTAGACGTTGTGTTCGGTCAGAATCTTTTTGATCTTGGCCTTGACCTTGGCCTCTGGTGTCGTTGCCATCAGTCAACCCATTCCATGAACGTGTGGCCCTTGTGCTGAAAGATAGCCAGTCGGAATGTCTTCTCAAGTGTTGCGTCGTCTTCGCCGTTTTGTTTGTAGCTGCACTGCTCACAGGTAAACTCGATCAGCATGCCCTGTCGGGCCGGGCTTGGGTTGCAGGTGTCTTGTGAGGGGAACTCGGTTGCTTGTACGTTGCACCCGTCTTGCGCTATCACCGTGGTGGTGTGTGAGCTTTCACCGCACGCAAATATCGTGACGTTCTCTTGGTGGATGTTGCCGCCGCTTCCGCATGGGCAATTAAGCTGTCCGTAGCTGTCGCTGTCCACCACAGCGGGGTTCAAACCAAATGCCATCTAATGCTCCAATTTATTTAGGGAACGGTCATAATATCACGGCTCTTTACTTTGTCAACACCCAGACGTAAAAAAGCCGCCCGTAGGCGGCTCGGTGAATACCCTAACAATGTTAGGCGTCAGAAGATAGAACTATCAATCTCACGCTTCAAGTACCAAAGCGCTTTTTCGAGGTCTTGTTTGCGGTTGCCTTTGTGGTCGGCACGGGTGATGTACTTGATCACGTTGCCAAGGTTGTAACCAAGCTCCTTGGCTTCAATGAAGTCGATGGTCTCGATGCCGCCGTACTTGTAGTGAGCAGGTTGGTTGACCGGGTCGGCCTTGGGTTCGTGCATGGTTACAGGCAATGGGTCTGGCCCCTGCATCAGAATCTTACCCGTCACGGGGTGTACTCGGTTTCGGACCTTACCTGCTTGATACGCCAACTCCACCATACGTTGTTTGTACGTATCGGTAACCTTATCCTCAACCACGGGCGTGTCGGATGTGCTGATGTGCAGTGTCTTCCATTTCTTCGGCGTGGGTCTAGTCTTCCTAGGCTCGGTCTTCCCCACTCTGCCCTTTGCTTTGAGCGCCCAAAGAACTGTGTGCACATAGTTATTCTTCGTGCCTAATGCTGTGCTTATATCCTTAGCCGTAGCGTTTGGGTTTGCTGCGGCGTAGTCGCGGATTTGTTGGGACTTGTTCATGGTTTAACTCCTGTTTGTTGGTTAACGTAGTTCACTAAAATCTCCCTGATCTTGGCTTGTTTTGAATATTCGTGGTGCGTGTCAAAGTACTCCAGCACATGCACAGGTAGCCGTAGGCTTGTGCACAGCAGGCGTGGTTTCTTGCCAAGGCCCCGCCCCTTGCGTTCTTTTTTTGGTTCTTCAATCTCCTTAGTCATTTTTTCTCCGCATACACTTCTGGAGCTGCATGGATGAACGTACCCCCTTCTATTTTTCCTCGCGGTTGGTTAAAAAACACACGGCTGCCCAGCGTGTCTTTGTTGTGGAAAAACCGTGGGTTGGTTTCCTGCACAGATTTAATCGTGTGGTCCAAGTTGCTGGGCGTGGCGGCACGTAGAGTTGATTGCAGGTTTACGGGTAACAGGGAATGGAATAGATGGCTCATGGTTTCTCCTTGGGTTAAAAAAGTGCTTCGGGTAAATTAGTCGTTGGTTTCTTTCTTTCGACGGTAGACAGGTGCATCAAGTTCAACACCTTCGGGTCGGCTCGATCGAACGGCCACCATGCGTTTGTCACGAGGGCGTGGAGTTGTTCCCGCTGCGACTTGTTCAAGCGAGATGAAAGTGTGGGTGTTGGCGCACTCTTTTCTTCGCCAGATTTCGTTGGTGTTTTCATCGGTTCGTGTCTCTAGTGTGCGTGTCCATGCGCCGCAGATTGGGCATTTCATATTTCATGTTTGTTGAGTTGTGGTTTGGTTTTCGGCGCGGCTCGGGTGTGGATGCTAAAGACCTTGTAGGCCACCAAATTTTCCTCTTTGCTCAGGTGCGCGTAGGTTTGAGGAACTTTTGGTTTGAACGCTACGTCTTTGCCAAAAATACTTGGTCGTTGGTTGTGAGCCCAGTGGAAGGGCGAGTCGGGGTGGCATTTACATTTCATTTTTTTCTTTCAGTTTGGCTTCGATGGCTTCGGCAAATTCATCAAGCTCTTGCTCCTCGTAAGTCCCATCTTTTCTTACAAAGCGCACACCGATGAGGTTATCGTTCTCATCGTAGAATCCCGCCATCATGGGCGCGTCTCCCCACGGCGCACGGGAATGCACAATGGTTGATTTCTTTTTGGGGGGCGTCCAGTAGCAGGCCGTCTTTGTGCCTTCAGGTACAGGCCCGCGCTGGTAGTCGTAGAGTTTGATGTCAGGCATGGTTCTTCTCCCGCAGTTCGGCTTCGACGGCCCGGGCAAGCATCAAATCGTTCTTCCCAACGCCTTGATAAATATCGTCGATCTCCTCATCCGTCAGCCCAACCCACTTACGTCGAACAACTTCAACGCCGTCATTGTCAAAACGGGAGTCATAGCAAGCGCACCCCCGTTCGTAACAGGCTTTGTCTATCAGTGTCATGGCTTCCTCATCTTTAAAGTTTCTGCCCTGCAATCGTTCCAGCCTTGGATGTATTCAAGAGTCTCGCTAGTGTCAGTGTGGTGGATGAGGTCAGGTACTGTTGGCTGTTGTGGGACAATCCACGCCACAGGCTCCTGCTGTGCTGGCTGCTCTGCCAGTGCTTCTCGCACCCTGCGCTTTGCATCCGGTTTATTGGCCAGCCACTTGCTTAAACCTTTGCAGTCATCTTGCAAAAGACCGGGAGGCCAGCCTGTTTTACCGCCGTTGTTTTCGGTTGTTGTCATCTGCTCTGGCTCATAGTCCAGCCCCACCTGTCTGGCGTTCTCTGCCATCCGGTCAAGGGCTTCGTTTGCTTTACTCATAAACAGCTCCTCAATGTTAAAAGTCCAATCATCAGCGTGATAAACGCCACTATCACCCACACCAGTTGGCCATCGGCAGGTTCAGGTTTGTCTTCGTCTTCGGTCATTTGATGACCCTCAAGTAAGCGCCGCATCGGGCGCAGCGATACAGGGGTTGGCCCTCAACAGGCTCCCAGCGATGCTGGCAACCGGAGTACTTGTTCATGGTGCTTCTCCTAATACTTGTGCAACCACTTTCTTGATCCTGCTGTGTGCGTCTGCTTTAGTAAACGGTGCAGTCAGGATGCTTTCAATGGTGCTTAACGCTTCGTGGTAGGCAGCGCCTTTCAGCGCATGCTCTAGCTTTTGCTCATCTTCGGGGTAGTTGAACTCAAGTACCGCTTTCATTTAACCCGCCGTACGTTCACCCATACAGGTTCTTCTTTCTTAGCCACGGGTGGTGGTGTCATCTTCTCGCTCGGGGGTGTCCACCCGTACTTGCGCCACAGTGCTTGTACGTCAGCACCACTAGACCATTTGTACTCGGGGTGGCCTACGGGAATCCATGGGTTAGTCATTTGCTTGCTCCTTCTTCGTCTAACACAACAACAAACACTTCGCTGCTTACTCTGCAACCAGCATTCGTCACCATCTGCTTGTACTCGACCAGCTTCAACAGACCCAGTCGGCCCCGTATTTGTTCGGGGAGGTCATTATCATCAAACAGTTGTACGTTGTCACCTGTTTTAACTATGTACTTACCCTGATCTAACACAACAAGTGCAGCGTTACCCGAACCGTATTTGTTTCGCACTTCCTCGATAGTTTCTGCATCCAATGTCTCCTTGTCGTACCGCTCTAACATTGTTAGGTTGGCTGACGCATGCACCTTCGAGAACTGCTCAAACGCTTTGCGAGCTTGGGCCATAACAAACACAAAGGACGCAGTCTCTAGCTTGTACTTGACTGACTGTACGTTGTGGGCTGACCTGCTCACAGCGGAGTCGATTGCCGCTCTTGCATCACTTTGCGCGCTCACAAGCCTCTCGTTGGAGTTGCGTTTGATGAAGTGCTTTTTGACAGCACCGATCGCACGCTTGACATCGCTCGTACGCATGCGGCTGTTGCGGTTATTGCTCATCCGGTGGTTGTATATACCAACGCCGTGGTTGCCGCGAAAATAGTCGCCCTCTATGACGCCAAGGTCCTCGCCCCCGCAACTGATTTTGATCTTTGATGGTGTGGCTGCGGTGCTATCGCTATAGCTAAGGCCCTCGAACTGAAACCGCCATGTCGGGTTAGCTTTGTAGATTGCGTCGAACACCTCGCCCATCATGGTCGATCGAAACTTGATACTGCCGTCCCAGTTGGCGTATCGGTTGTTGATTGCATCCAATGTGCTGGACTCGAACGATGCGTTCGGCAGGTTGCGTGTGTTGAATCTCATTGTGTTCTCCTTACCATTCAAACTTCTTGAGGATGCTGTCCACCTTGGACTTCAGCTCGCTTCGTGCATCGCTGCTTTCCTTGATGACTTCTATGTTTGCCCCTAACATTGTTAGCTCCAACTGTCTACGAGCTTCTTCGAGCAAGGGGTTGTTGGTCACGTTCAGCTTTGTCAGCAGCCCGCATAACTCCAAAGGGTTACTGATAAGTGTGTCGTGGTAACGCTTCTTGGCGTCATCGCCTTCAACGTCTGTCAGCTTCTCCGACATGGTTGTCAGCATGGTGTGTAGGCGGTTCCATGGCTCGCGCACTGCATCGGCCAGTCGCTCTTTGAACTTGTCCTCGAACTCGTCGCGCATCTCTGCTAAGTCATCCGCAGGTATGTCCAAGCGGAAGTCACCCGACTCGGGCATGGGGTTCACTGCTCGGCGAAACCCGAACTTGGCTTTGACTGTCTCCAAGTCTGGGTAGTCCTCGGCCTTGTACATCGTGCCAAGATTGTTGTGCGCCTCGCCCACCAGCCGTGGGTACTCGGCATAGAAGTTGTGACACATCGTGTCGAACGCACGTTCGTAGTCGTTCATCGTCTGCTTGTACTCCATGAACAGCTTGGTCGGCAGCATGCGCTCGCCCTTGTCAGCCCACGGTAGGGTGTGCTGGTTGTGGTAGAGCCGAACGCGAGCGGCGAACTTCTCGATGTCTTTGCGCAAGCTCGTACCTGCAAACAAATTCTTCTTGGTCTGCGATGCCCCGGCCACTGCCGATGCGTCTGCATTTACCTTGTCCGTAACCTCTCGGTCGATCTTCGACGCAGGCCACACACTGATGTTCAACTCAACTAACACTGCTGATGCACTGATACTCATTTGGTTTCTCCTAACATTGTTACATCGGCCACAAAGAGTGACCGTTCCCATTACTTCTTGTCTGGCTTGCCAGCCATACGTGCCATCTCCGCAATCGAGTCGGGCACGATCTTCATCGAGAAGTTTTGCTCGCTCGGGTATGCAAAGTAAGCGGTGGTGCTTGACTCGCTCATGTACTTCTCCTCCCATGTTTGTGCCTTGGACAGAATTTCTGCCACGGTTACTGCATCCTTAACAGACAAAAGGAATTCCGAATTCCAACCTAATTTCAAAACCATCATGTTGCTCTCCTCAGTTTTTGATGTGAATTGTTTTGCCGCTTGGAGCGACACTTGTGTTGCCACCTGTGATGGCCCACATAACCGGAGCAGTCCAGTCACTACCCCAGTCACTGCCGACATAGCCATCTGTGAGCATGATGATGCACTCAGGAACAATCTTCTTCTCCTTCAGGTACTCGGACATGCAGCTTGGGCTTGTGCCCCCGCCACCCTTGGGTTTGGTTGAGCTAACAATGTTAGCCACGTCAGCCTCGGCGTACTCTTCGTGCGCCGCTACTTCGCTGTCCCAGTAGATCAAGTCAACCTTCTCTGGGTTTACTTCTTCCGCGATACCCTTTACCTCGGACAGAAACTCTGCGAGCTCAGGCCCACCGATCGAACCCGATGTGTCGATACCCACAACGATGTGGCCCACCTTCTCACCTACCATAGAGGGCATGTAAATACCCGTAGACAGGAACCGCCGGTTGACTCTGCGCCAGCTTGATGTGTCCTTGGCTCGGCACACTGCTTTCACATACTCACGCAGCTCCTCGCGCCAGTTGACCTTGGGCTCCATCAAGTCTTGCAACTCGCGGTCGAGTCCACCCGCACCCTTGCCGTTGATCTTCTGGTGTGCCATCAACCCCTGCCGTATCGCTTGGTCGATGTCACGGGCCAGCTCCTTCTTCTGCTCGTCGGTTAGTTCCTTGGCTCCGTCCCAGTCGTGCTCGTCCATGCCACCACCACCGCCGCCGCCTTCGTCATCTTCTTGCTCTTGCTTGAGGATGTCGAACACCTGCTTGGTGTTCATGCCACGGAACCGCTCGTCGATCAGGCCCATCTTCTTGCCCATGTGCGGCCCGTCCCTGTACATAGGCATGGCGATGACGCTCTCGGTCGGATCGAGGTCCTTGAGCATCAGGTTAATAACGTAGTCACAAGCCTGATTGGTTAACTGCGGATTTTCCGCATGTAACTTCGTCCACGTAGTCATGTGGCGGTACATCTTGTGCCCTGCCTCGTGTGCGATGACAAAGGCAAGCTCGGGGTCGCGCAGCTTCTTGACGAACTCACGGCCATAAATCTCGTCACGACCGTTGGTACACGCAGTCGGAATGTTGTCGGCTACCCGTGTTTTGCCCACCATCAAGATACCTTGCAGCAATGCGAACTTGGGGTGTCGCATCAATGTGATCTTGGCCTTCTGAACCTTGCGTTCTTCTAACATTGTTAGCTCCTTTCACAGTAAATCTTGATTCTTGGCAACCCAGTCCGAGAACGCCTTGCAACTGAACGCAATGGCTTGCTTGGATGGTGTACGTGCGATGTTGATTGCAAAGCATGCTTGCCACTCTGGTTCAAACCTCTCCAGATAGGACATGAACGGAGCGATCGTTGTCTTGTCCACACGGGCGATAGCACCGAACACCACGATGGCACATGCGCCGGGGCTTGTGGGTACAGTCGTAGTCTTTGGATGCTGGATGGTGGACTCCCACGTAGGCAGTTGATCCGAGAACTCGATGTACGCTTGCATGTCACGGGCTGCACTCTCACCGATCGCACCTGTCAGCGCGGCAATCACCGCATCGCTGTCGTTCTCTTTGCGTGTCCTAACAATGTTAGATGCAGTCTCAAGTGAACGTGGCGATACGAACGCTGTCTGTGTCTTCCTCGGGTTGTAGATGTAGGGGTTGTCACCCTGCCCACCGTCCGTGTAGCTTGCCAGCGCATGAGGGAAACGATTCACCCACGCAATCACCTCAGCCTCGATGCCTTTGTTGATGGCCCAGTCGATCCACTGATCTGCATCAGGCTTGCTGATGGTTACGGGTACTAAGCGATTGCGAGAGTGGGCCTTCAGGCTGTCACCCACACCGTCCGTGCTCAGGTTGCCCGTCAGGAACACGATGGTGTCCTTGGTCAGCGGGATGTCGCCGAGCCGTGGGTTGGCCTTCTCAAGCATGGGGTGCAGCATGTTCTTCACTGGGTCAGCACCCTTGGTGAACTCGTCGAGCATGATGACCAACGGCTTGTTCTCGTGGATGCGGAACCGTGCGTTGGGGTAGTAGCGTGTCGTCTTGGTGTCGTGGTCGATCACAGGCATGGCGATATCACCCAAGTCCATGTTCGGTACGTCTATGTATGCGTACTCGTAACCCAGACCGCCAGCGATGGATTCGAGCAACGAAGACTTGCCAATCCCCGGCTCGCCTTGCAGCAAGAACCGGGTCGTTGGGTTGGTGCGGATCAAGTTGGCCGCTTGCTTGAGCGTGATGCTCTTGCCGAAAGATACTTCTGACATTTCTAATCCTCTGATGTATGCCTAACATTGTTAGGCGGGTTTCTGATTTACTCTCTGAATTTGACATGGTTTTCCCACATCAGCTTATATTGTAACACAGATTGATACCTAAGTCAAGTGATTTAGCCATGGGGTCTGACTAAAGATGAAGATACGTATCTGTCTGTTAGCAGGGCCATCGCTTGCATGGCCCCGTGGTCGTCGCTCTCAGCAGCAATCCACCACATCTGGTTAACACCGCGCCGCTTGCTGATGCCCATGCGGTCGTACCATTGACGCTCAACGACGATGAAGTTGCCGAACTTGCCGCGCAGCAACATCCATTTCTTCTTGCGCCGTGGCATCACCGCCCCTTTGTCAGCGCCAACACCCACACTTCAACCGCATGGGCGTCCTCGTGCCTGCCTACCAATCGCAGAGCATTGGCTAACTGCATCCCCGCGTGGTACACGTTGTTCATTTCATCACCATCACTTTCCTCGTGACTACCTCGGCTACCACAGTGGGTAACACTGTTAGGGGCTCGGACTCGCCGAACTCATCGCGCAGGCGTGTCCACACCGTTGCGTTCCACTTCGCCGTGCGTTGGTTGGGGACGTGCATCCAGCGGCCACTGGCCCTGTCCACAACGTCGAACCCATCACCCACGGGCACGATGATGCAACCCTTGTAGCCCGTAGGCGCTCCAATGTTTACTTGTTTCATTTCATTTCTCCTTTAACTAAATATTTCTTCGACCGATTCGACATCCCATTGGGAGTCGTTGATGTTTACGTTGTCGGCTTCGACCCGTGCCCATGCTTTGGTTTCAGCATCGTCTTCGTTCTCCGCCTCCACTGTGATGGTGATGTAGCTGGTACGGCGTAACTCCACTTCAAATGTCTTCATGCTTTCTCTCCTTCGTTTCTAAAGTCATCGAACAACATCCCTGCATAGTGTGTCGTAGGCACACGGCCCACGGGCATCTGCTTGAGCTCCATAATCTCCTCGGCATGCACAAGTGTCAGGAACGCTGTCACTGCATCGGCTGCTGCGGAGTAGCTCAACTCAATCGGTCTGTACGGCCCCTTCACATCAAAGGTGAACGACCGCACACCTGACGCCGCGCACATGAGGCCCATTGACGCCTTGAGGAAGTTGGCATGCTTGGTCTCCTCGGGCTGGTCACTGCGCATGAGGTCTAACACCTTGTCTCGTATGCCGTACCAGTCAGCTTTGCGTTTCTGCGCTCGCTCGTTTGCTTCTCTCTTGCCCTCCTCCGTGTCATAGCTGACGTAGTACCCCAACCATGTCGGCTTGTTCCTCACATCGGCGAACAGCTTCACGTCTATGTACGTAACCTCAACATCGGTGAACATCGATACGGGTCCGTTACCAGAGAACCGATTCTCCATCCGAGTACTCGTCCCAAGCGTGTCGGCAAGCATGTCTTTGGGTAGTGCCAGTATCCGCGCCGCCTCGAACGGGTCATCCTCGTTGGACTTCTCGCGCTCTTGTGTGAGCAGTGAGACCATGCCTTTGTGGTAGCCGATCATCTCTTTGTACTTGGCCCTAACACTGTTAGCCTTGGTACGGTTGGGTGCCCATACGCGCACACCCTCAGCGTTCCTGACCTCCCATCTACCGGGGCGGTTCTCCGCAGGAATACGCACAAGCTCGATGCTCGTGCCTTCCTTCAGTGGGTGCTTGATAAAGTTGTCTCCACTGTTCAAGCGCAACACCATCATGCCCCTCGTTCTGTTTACGGTCGTATCGGGAAGTAACCCTTCGATGAACGAACATGTGAACGATGACGGCCACTTGCCCGGCGTGACCACCACACCGCCGTCTTGCTTGAACGTCACCACAGCAGTGTCATAGAGCACACACTCAAGGTTGCCCTCGTTGTTCTCACGTATGAACATGTGCGCGTCCCTACGCGCACCCAGTGGCCTGCGGCCCATACGCGCACCGTTTCGCAGTGGCTTGATACTGTCGTGGTACTTCTTGGCACCTTCGTAGCCGTACAGGTACGGCAGTCTTCCTGTTGATGCAAACATGTCAATTCTCCTTGTTGAGTCGGTAAACTTTTATCTGCTTGAGTGTCGGATGGCTGGTCTGGTATCGCTTCTTGGCCGCTTCCATCGTTGCACATTCGAGCGTCTCGGCAACCCACATGCCGAACCTTGCGCTCCAGCCTGTGACGTAATATCTATTGAGTCCACTCATACGTAGTCCTTGGTTGCTGCGTTGTCCTTGTCGTTGGCCAGTCGCTCTAACATTGTTATGTAGTCCTTCTCGCCGCTCACCACCAGCTCAAGGTTTCGCGGTTGCTTTGTCTCCCACTGGTAGTCGGCCCAGTGGTCTGCCTTGATTACATATACGTGGTCGGTCTCTCGTGAGCGCACCAGAATCCACTCGTCAGTTTTAGCTAACATTGTTAGGCCCCTCCTGCCAGTCCTTGCACTCACAGAGTTCTTCGTTCCCTGTGCGGTATGTGGCGCAGCTCCGCATGTGCATGAGTTTGTGCCCGTGGTAGATGAACGTATCAATCATCTGAGCGTGGTCGTGCAGTAGC